CTATACACGGACCCCGAGGGTAAACCATGACGCATCGCCACAATTAATTGTGCGATACTCTGGCTGGCTTGTTATGGGTTTATGTATGGACAACATTTCGTACTTTCTAAGTAAATTTAATATGTTAAGAGTATATAGCAAACTTTTTGATTTGTCAAGAGCTTTTTTGTTGCTTTTTAATTAATTTTCCATCTTATCGGAATTGAAACTATTGGCTCAGCAGGATTCTTGAACTCCGTAAATACATTCCATAATTCATGCATCACAGTAAACCTATACAGCAATCCTTGTTCTCTACCATATGCATCTATTTCCCATGGATGATCCCAATAGTCAACCTTCTCGGAATTTATCTTCTTATTTTTCCATCTAGTCAAACCATCATCAGTCTCATTCATGATGTACTGCTTGATGTGTACCATTTCATGGGCTAATGTTTCTAGTATGTGTCTTGCCCCTATTCCTGGATGTATCTCTATCAAGAATTGTCTAGGTTGGTTTCTGCTGTTGAACTTCTGAATACTTGCATATCCGTATTCGGTTATCTTGGGATTAAACTTTATGGTAACTTTACAGTTATTACGGATTCTTGCACTAGGAACTAATTCTTTTGCAAAAAAAGAGGCTGCTTCAAGAACGTATGGTCTGAAGTCTTTTTCTGGACATTTTTTGATTCTGAATTGCATGGGTTTTCCTTTAGTTACCCACTACGCATCAGTATTTATATTCTAACCTCTCTCCGACCTTTCTGACGGCTCTGGTGTGTATATAATAGTCACACCACATCTTCTTAGAAACTCTAATCCATCAGTAGAACGGTATTCCTGAGCATAGTAAACAGTATTGATACCAGCAGTAAAAATCTGCTTGGCACAGTCAATACATGGTGCATGAGTAAGAAACATGGTAGAATCTTTGCCAGATTCCGTGCTTTTTGCTAGTTTAGCTATAGCATTGGCTTCAGCATGGATGACTTCCGGCTTAGTTTTTAGTGTTCCTTCTTCCGTAATATCTTCACACACATTAGACCAACCTGGCGGCATACCATTATAACCAATAGAAATGATTCTATCATCTTTGACTATAATGGCGCCGACATGTAGCCGCTTTGCCGATGATAACTCAGCAAATCGTTTTGCTACATCCATGTATGCTCTAATATATTTTTGTTTCATATTTGTTGGTGGGCCCACTAGGGATTGAACCTAGACTCCTAGAATTATGAGTTCTCCGCTTTAACCATTAAGCTATAGGCCCTACTTGGTCCGGCGTCCAGGACTCGAACCTGGATCAGAGGCTTAGAAGGCCACTGTACTATCCCTTGTACTAACGCCAGTTATTCTTCGTAGTTTATCTTATTAACGAATGAAAATTTCTTTTCGTTATCCCATCCTTTGAGATATTCATTGTCCATATCAAACATCTCAAGGTATTCTTGATCATCATTAAGTTCAGCAACAGACCAAATATTTTCATCTACATGATACTGAGAAAACTCTTTCAGATTACCATCATTGCAAATGACTTCATCACATGCATGATCTGATTCTTTGGCTTCAACAACATAGCGGTGTCGAAAAATACTCACGGTTTCAACCATGTATCGTTTCATATCAATTCTTTCTTAACCGCATTGAACATATCTCGAACAATTTTATCTTTGATCATAGCAGGCACACTTTGATATGGCCACTCAAGCCAGAATGGACAACCATTCTCCCACTTACTGTTACGAATAAAATAACCATATGCATCTAGGTCTTTTCTATTCTTAGGGTTGAAGATTCTACGGCTATACATTGCCTGTGATAATTTATTTAAAATCATTTGACATACTCCAAGTTATCTTTACGCATATAAAAAACTTTTGGATGCTCGGTTATTTCCTTGATAATAGGAAGGAATGCAACACCATCAATGTCCTTTGTGGGCCAATGAGAGTAGGTGTAATAGACTTCATCAATGTGAAGCCGATTACGGACCTTTTGCAAGATTTCTTTGGGTTTTTGAACTGTTTTTTTCATGATGTATGTAGTATATCAAAGCGTATCTCAATTGTCAAGAGGTGGGGCATTGCACCCCACCATTATTGCCAACTAACTAGAACGGAATTTTTCTGGAAAATTTAGTCTGTCCCATTCATCATCGGAAACAGGCCACCAGTTCATTTATTCTCTCCGTCTTTAATTGCAATTTTCTTAACAGATTCTTGAGTTTGGTAAAGATTTTCTAGCCAAACTCTTAACATTCCGTTAACAATTTCTGCATCTTTGATTTCTACTTTGTCAGCAATAGTAAATGTGCGTTGAAATGCACGATTAGCAATTCCCTTGAATAGGTAATCTTCGGCTTCGTTATCTTGAGAAGCACCTTTGATAGTGAGTTTGTTACCTTCTACTGTGACTTCAATATCAGATTTAGCAAAACCAGCAACTGCCATTTCGATGACATATTTGTTGTCTTTTACTTTTTTGATATTGTATGGTGGCCAGTTCGGAGCATTTTTTGCAAGGGTGTTTGCAGTATCTTGCAGCTGGTCAAATAGCTTGTCGAAACCAACAGTAAATGGTTCATAAGCTGAACGGGAAGGGAATAGATTGGCGAGAGTCATGAAAGTCTCCTTAGTTAAGCGAGTTAATAAAAGTGTAGACCCAGAAGGCATCTACACTCATATTTATATCACACTAAGAATTTTTTGTCAATCTTTTTTTGCTTTCTTACCAATATTGTACTTTGGTACTAGTTGCCATTCGTCTTTTTCACGGAAACCAATAATCTTGATTTGTGATAAGCTGACTTGTAGGTCCTCTGCTTTTTTTGCATTTACCAATTTCAGCAGTCCCCAATCTTCTAGTAGCAAAGCAATCGTATTCCTACGTGCCAGATCGTTCTCCGTAATATCCGTAGGCTTGCCATCTAACGCAAACAATTCTTTGAAATGTACGATATAGTACTTTCCTTGCTTGTGTAGAATGTGGCAAGATTGATAGAGCAACTTTTCTTTTTTGGATGCAACACCAATACGAGTCAATGTTTCACGAATCTTCAGAAAATCATCTTTCTCATTTAGCGTCACTTCAACCATATCTTCTATACGAATCATTATTTCCTCACTCCGCCTTTATCTGTTTTTGTTTTTATATAAGCGATTTGTTCATCAGATAAGATCCGGAGAGCCTCTTTGGCTTTGCTGTTAGAGTACCCAAAATACTCTTTCACACAAGCAAGATTCTTATCTTCCTCAGACTTCTGCCACGGTTGAAACTTCCGTTTCATCTGTCTGATACTATTTAGAAGATAGTGGTACTGTAGTTTTTTATCGACAAAATGAACCTGATTTATCTGGTTCGCATAAGGGACACAGTCCAAATGATAAGATAATGCCCGATTGACGATATACGGATTATAGTCTTTTTCATCATGTTCTTCTACCAAGACATTCTGTTTGGTCTGAAGAATCGACGGTACGATATCTTTGAACAGATCAGGCATTATACAAACTCACAATCTGCCATCAGTTCAATCAGACAGGCAACAAGATTGATTTCTTGGTCTGAAACAAAAGCAGACTGATACTGATATTTCGCCAGAATCAAGACAGTTTGAGGAATAGAACTAGGCTTCAAATAGTCATACATGCTATCATAAAGCTTACGATAAACAAGTGTGGGATCATTATCAAGATTGTTTGTAACCCATTTACGAGCAGAACCGAAGTCTTTTTCTTTTAGTGCTGTGATCAGTTCTTTAGTTTGAATGTCTGAAACAGAAGCAAGAATGCCTTCATCAATAGTTCCAGATACACCATATCTTTGAAGTTCATTCAAAATTCTACGATTATCTGGAAAGTGCTTCATGATGACAGCAGCAACAACATCTTTAGAGTATTTGATGTTTTCTTCAGAAAGAATCCATTCAGTTCTCTTTAGAAATTGTGCAGCAAGTTTTGCTTTGTTACCATTGATTTTAAAATCAATAACCGTGCAACGAGAATGAATAGGTGCAATAATTCTATTCTTGAAGTTACAGGTAAAAATGAAAGAACAATTTGACGCAAATTCTTCAATTGCTCCACGTAGGGCAGGTTGAGTTGAATTTGGATTTAGATAATCAGCCTCATCAATAATAATGACTTTTCTGCCGCCAGTCAAACTTACTGTTGATGCATAATTTTTGATCTTGTTTCGTAGAACATCAATGCCCGATTCATCAGAACCGTTGATGACGATATGATCGCAACCCACTTCATTACAAAGTGCTTTTGCTATCGTAGTTTTTCCAACACCAGGAGAACCAGACAGAAGAAGATTTGGAATCTCTTTTCTGTCTACATACTCCTGAAATGTTGTTTTGATGTTATCGGGAAGAATACAATCTTCTACTTTATGAGGGCGATACTTCTCCACCCAAAGAATTTGGTCGTTCATTCACAATCTCCATAATAAAAATATAAAACATTTTACTGCAATTCTGCGTTCATTCTACCAACAACTTCCAAATATTCTTCCTCAACA